GCAGATATGAACTGGATATTGTTCTTTCCTTATACAATAGGAACAGTTAGTGGTTCAGTTACTGGTGTTAAGATATCACAGCGAATAGAGCAGTGGCTCGGAGCTGAAAGTGACTCACATTTAAAATCAAAATAAATGAAATTAATTAAACCTTATTATGAAGTTTTGAATGAAAATGATTTATTCAGAGCTGGAAAAGAAATTGAACAGGCTGCACGTACGTGTTATAAATCTGAAGATAAGATAACGGATGTTTCTTATAAAGATTTAATTGCAATGCTAATTAACAGAGGTCATGAAGCTATGCTTGAATTTGGTCCGTCTATTACAGTTAAATTTGTATGTGATCGTGGTGTAAGTCATGAACTTGTACGTCATAGACTTTGTGACTTTGCACAGGAATCTACACGATATTGTAACTACTCAAAAGATAAGTTCGATAACCAAATTACTTTTATAATTCCTTGTTGGTTAGATATCAAAGAAGGAAATTATGCAATAGACTTAGATGAAAGTCCTACTACTCCTTCCCAAATATGGTTACAAGCTATGAATCATATTGATGAATGGTATAACGATCTTGTAGCAGAAGGATGGCAAGCTCAACAAGCTCGTGCAGTACTTCCAAACTCTTTGAAAACTGAAATTAATATGAAGGCCAATATCAGAGAATGGCGTCATATATTTCGTCAAAGAACTTCAAAGGCCGCTCATCCTCAAATGAGAGAACTAATGATTCCTTTGTTGCAACATTTTCAGAAATTTGCACCAGAATTATTTAACGACATTACATATGAATAGTCTACAGCATTTTTTCATGAATGCCTGGAGATGGCATCTTGGAATGGATGAAATAGAAGAATATATTGATGCTAACGCTTTTACTTCTGTACCAGATATTGATGAAATAAAAAAACAATCATTTGGTATGGAATTTGTAGAGTTAATGAATAATAGAATGGTAATGGGATTCTTTCGTTATGGCAATCGTCATACTCGTAAGAATGCTACATATCATTATATTAATTCTGCACTACGTAGATTAACTCTATATAATGAAACAGGTAATACTGAATTATTAGTAGACGCAGCTAATTTACTTCGTATGGAATTTGAAATTCCACAACATCCTAATGCCCACTTCAAATCAATTGATGATGGAGAACATTCACATAATATAAAATAATGAAAGAATTTACATTTAAACCAGACAAGAGTGGTGTTAAAGCTACACTATCAAGATTTCTTGATGGAACTGAAGAAGGAAGTGCTGAACTCGCAACTGAAATATCCTTAAGATGTAATGTTAATCTACATATATGGAGAATCAAATCTCATCGTATTGTAGGAAACATATGGTCTGTTAATGGTAAATTCGGTAAAGGCGAAACTCAGGAATGGAAGGAAGCAATGAACAGTCAGTTGAAGATATTCATTGATTATGAACGTATTGCTCCTGATAATCATAATGAGTTCCGTGAAGAGTTCTTAAAAGAACTTACTGAAAGAGCTCCTTTAAGGAGAAGCCGTGCTTATAAGTATTTAAAAGGTGGTAGTTTACTATTACTTGATAATGCTGATTTGCATATAGGTAGACTTGCTTATGGCAACGAGACCGGTGATAGCTACGACATTAAGATAGCTGTGAAAAGAGACAATGACAGTACAGATTATTTCATGAACGAAGCTCATTACTTGGCTAAGAGAAAACCATTTGAAAAGGTACTCATGGTCTTTGGTAATGACTACTTCAATTACACCCACGCTAAGCCCTTTACGGCCACGTCTAACGGTACTTACCAGGAGTCTGACTCACGGTACCAGAAGATGTTTATAACTGGCGTAAATCAAGCTATAACGCGTATAGAGCGAGCCTCTGAATTAGGACCTGTACACGTCATATTTATACCAGGTAGTCATGATGAAGAAAACACATGGTACATGAGTATAGTACTGAATGCTTACTTCCGTAACAATCCAAATGTTACGATAGATGTGAGCCCTACTCTTCGTCAGTTCCTGCAGTTCGGTAAGAACTTACTTGGTTTCGACCATGGTCAGTATCCTACCTTCGAAAGATTATTTGCCAATATGGCATTTGCTGATACCAAAGCCTGGGAAGCTACTGTTTTCAAGTACTTCTACACAGGTCACCTACACCATAAAGAAGTGAAAGCTAAAGTATGGCAGGGTGGTCCAAGAGAGATTAAGATTGCCAAAGGTAACATGTTAATAACAGAAGACCTTAATGGTATCTTATTCGATCGTTTAACTTCACTGACTTCTAATGATTACTATGAACACAGCCGTGGATTTATTCACATTAAGAATGCTGAAGCGTTCATATTTGATAAGGAGTTCGGTAAAACACATACACTTAACTATCAGTTGCCTTTATCAATGAGGAATCGATGAGATATAACGTTAATGACTTACTTGATTTTGACTCTGATTTAAAAGGAGTTATCAAACGTCATTTAACGGAATACGAAATATATTCTTATTATCTGGGATATGCCTTCAAAGCGGGGAGTTTAATAAACTCTCCGTTTAGGAAGGACCCAACACCCTCATTTAATATAGCATATGATCGTATACAAGATAGTTTGTTTCACCATGATTTTGGTGATGCTTATTATTCTGGTGATTGTTTTAAATTTGTTTCACAATTATTTTCAATAACATACTTAGAAGCGTGTTATAAAATATACTCTGACTATATTACTGGTAAAATCAAAAATCCTAACAGTCCTGTTATTGTAACCTACGATGGTAAGAAAGCTATACCAAGTAAGATATTACAATTTGAACCCCGCAAGTTTACTAAAGAAGATGAACAATGGTGGGATGATTTAGGTATTACCAAAGAGTTTAGAGAATTGTTTAAGATACGTGCTGCTAGCAAGGTTTATTTAGATTTAAATTTAGTATGGACAAGTACACCTGATGATCCAATCTACGTGTATAAAGTATTTAATAAACTAAAAGTATATCGTCCATTAACAAAGAATAAGTCTTATAAATGGTTATCTAATTGTACTATGTATGATGTTCAAGGTTGGGAACAACTACCAGAACTAAATGATTGTGATACACTGATAATAACAAAGTCGTTAAAAGACGTAGCCGTCTTACGCACTTTAGGATTCTTAGCAATATCTCCTTCTTCCGAGAATACAATGATACCAGTTACAGCAATGGAACTCTTAGTATCTAAATTCGGTTTTAAGAATTTCATAATTCTTTATGATCGTGATCACGGAGGAATGACTGGTGCTAGAAAGATGTTCATTAAGTATAGAGGAATGTATAACGTTACCTTTAAGTTTCTTGGACGTGGATTCCCTAAAGATGTTGCTGCTTTCAGGCACCAATACGGTGCTAATTCTTTAAAAAGATATTTAACAAATCTATTGCATTATGAGCCCAATGAAAAGTTTGCAATACTTCCTACCAATGGAGCACAAGCCGCTTAGAAGTATTAGCAATTATGCCCTCGCCACAGATAAACCTGGTGCCGAGCACATGGTTATCGTTAAACCAAAAGGTCTCGACGTTTATATATCTGCGGGCAAGATGTTTGATTTTCAACAACGACAACTAACAAACAACGCATTGTTATTCAATTTCGAAAAAGTCTTAAATGCTTCAGAAAGCACTAAAGGTGTTTATATAGGAGTGTTAACTTCTACTGATGCATACTTCGAAAAGAAGATACCAAGACTTTACGATTCTAAACCGGTAAGTTTTAAGGATATAGATTTTGTAGTCTATGATGTTATATTTCCTTTGTTCGACTCTGATGTTGACTACAGATGGAGATATGATGTAGCTTTAAAACTTGTAGGTAAAATGCCTTGCTGTGTTGCAGCTGATATGAAAGTTATAAGAAACTCTATGGAGTTACTTAAAGTAACAGCTGAAATTATGAAAGAGAATATATCAAATACTATTCTCATTTACAAAGCAAATGGCAAGTTTGTATATGGAAACTCTCAGTTAGTATATTTAAATGATAATGATATTGTATCTTATCAAATACAGGCTGAACAAAGATTCCGTGCTCACATCAAAAGAGTGAATTCGATAACAGAATGTTTACCGAATGGTGATAAGCATGAAACAGCTGCTTCAATCACAGTAAAATTTAAACACGATTTCATTGATATCGAACTACCTGATAACAAAGTATTGTGTAAAAGTATCTGGGACTTTCGTCGTGTCCTTAAGCCCATACCTTTATGGTTTACCGGGTTTACTATCTGGGAAGACGGAAAGTATAAAGTCTTAGTCAACGGATTTCATTCGTTTATAATGTAATGGAACGCGATTCCGACTATAACTCAATTGCCAAATCTGAAATATACAAAACGTATTACGGATTTGAAGCACTTGATACACCATTAATGTTCAAACCTTTTAACTTAATGTCATCAAGTAAATTTAATTTGATGATAGAGAGTAACAAAACATTGCTTGAGTTAAATAATACAAGTGATGGTAAATCTCTATTAGATAATTTACGTTTACTATTAGTAAAGGATATACCATTACCATCTGGTACCGATACTGCAACAATGTCATTAAGTGAAGCAGAAGATAATTTCACAGTTTCTTTTCACGAGTTAGAATTAATTACTAAACTCGTTAAACCAAGTATAAATTTTCTATTCAAACATGAAGATAAACTATATGGTTTAAGTTCAACTACTTTTAAGAATTCCTTAAAACGTAATTGTCTTGATGAAGAAACTAAAAAGATTAAATCATCTGCTGTTAAAGATTTGGTCACAGACTTGGATGAAAATCCAGGTAACTTATATGGATGTGTTAAGTTGTATCCTATAGGATTTACTTTAGGTAAAATATTAACAGCCTTATTGCCTAGTAATACAAAGCAATCTGTTATATCTTACATGGTTACTTTTATCAATTCATCAAAAGAGATAAGTCCAACTGAGTATGATCCTCATATACATGAGATAGAAAGTAATCTGATTACTTACTATTATAATGTAAAGAACTACGCACGTGGTCATGAAGGTACTCCCTTAGGTAATAGTTGTATGAGAGGCAGTGAGAATACTAATCAAATTACTTTTTACGAGGATAATCCAAATGCTGTAAGAATGATTGTCTATATTGACAATGAAAAGAAACTTGCAGCAAGAGCTTTGCTCTGGAAAACTATCACTGGTAATTATGTAGTTGATCGTATCTACTACATATCTTCTAATACTGCTGTTGAATTAGCTAAGTATTGTAAAATTAAAGGTTATAACACCTGCTATCAACAGAACGCCAATAACTATGCGTTACCAATGGAAGACGTTAATAACGTTATAGTACAGTTAGATCAACTTGAGAATAGAGAACATCAGCCTTACTATGATAGCATGAAGTTTGTTGATATAATCAATAACTTAGTTGCTAGAAATAGTAATTCCCTTGCCAAATATAACAATAGTTTACAAAGAGATTATGTAATATTAAAGTTAGATAGTTTCCAACCAGGAAATTTACATGGCAGAGATTATTGGGACGATGAGTCTTTACCAATGTCTATAAAAGGAGTTAAGAAACAAGCGATAATTCGAGATGCTAAAGGAAGAGAACTTGAATCTTTTCGTAATATTACGATAGTACAAAGACCCTTCAAAGGTCTAATGCCAGCGAATAGAGTAGTTAAATTACTACCAGATGAAATTCCTGTCACAAGTTCTTACGTAAAAGAGATGATACGTAGATACAACTGTATACGTACTGTCTTAGTAGTTGATAAAGATATTAAGTATAGACTATCAGATAAGAAGGATACTTTATATTCTACTTTTCATGACTCTCATATACTAAAAAGAGATAGTATCTTTATTAAATCTATAAATGGATATGCTCTCAAGCAGATTCATGATTATCCTAAGTTTCACGATAAGCTAAAAACTATTAAAGTTAAACGTTTATATGTAAATAAGCTTGTAAGTGTAAGAGCTGAAGGTATAAAATATTTGCAAGAACAATTCGCGTTAATACCAGGGAAGATAAGTTTGTCAAGTATTCGCCCATCAAGAGTCTTTATGACTAAAGCGAGTAACATCACGGCTACTTCAATTATGCTTAAAGGCATACCGGTACCAATAAAGTATATCAAAATAATCAAAAATAAAACCAATGGACAAAATTAAAAATCGTATTGACTATACGTTTCTAATGGAAGTCTTGGCTGTTCAATCAAGTACTGCTGACGATTCACAGATGACAAATTATATCAAGAATAAATTGTCAGAAATGGACGTTAAGGTTGAAGAGGATGCGTTTGGAAACATTTATGTTACAAAAGGTACTTCCGATTTATATCCTTGCTTAATTGCACACACAGACACTGTACATCCTGTTGTATCTAAATTTAATCTATTCAGAAGCGAAGACATATTATTTGCTTTCAATCCTAATGCTATGAAGCAAACAGGTATTGGTGGCGATGATAAAGTAGGAGTATTCGTACTACTACAAGCTCTGATAGATATACCAGTAATGAAAGCTGTGTTCTACCGTATGGAAGAAGTAGGATGCAGAGGTTCTGCTTATTCAATGAAGAATCATAAAGATTGGTATAAAGATTGTGGATACGTAGTAGCTCCTGATCGTCGTGGTAGTAAAGATGCCATAACAAATTCCGGTGGAATCGACATCACAAGCCAGAGTTTCATTGATGATATAATGCCATTGATGGAAAAGTATGGCTACAGTGAAGAAGTCGGTCTTTTCTCAGACGTTGATACACTTGTTTCTTATGAGATAGGTGTCAGCGCAATCAATTTCTCCTGTGGGTATCATAAACCTCACAGTAATGAAGAAGTTGTTTCTATATCACAGGTTAATATTGCTTATAATATTATCTTCGATATCGTAACAGCTAATCCATTTAAAAAGTATCCTCATGTGCCGGAAATTAAACCGGTTACTGTTAATTACAGAGCAAAAGGTTCTCGCTTTGATAGTTATGTAGAACAAGCCGCACCATCTGGTTTGTACTCATCTCCTTACAAAGAGAGACAAACAAAAGTATTCCCACCACTTGTATTCGAACATTACGGTCGTAAGATCACATTCGATGATTTCGTTGAATACGATGTTCTAAAAAACAACAAGAAGGTGTACCGCTATACGGGAATTAAAGCACTACCTTTAATAGGGCCTGCTCATTGTCCTCACTGTAAGAGTGATGTACTTGAGACTGTGTTTTACTTACCGTACGAAGGACGTATGTATTGTGCCAAGTGTAACGACTACGTAGATGATTCTAAAGTACAACCAATGCTGAAGTATCTCGAAGTAGAAGACAATAACGTAACATTTGTCCACAGTGTTTATTCCCAGGGTTGGCTTGACAAAGACAATGCTGTTTGGGATGATCGCTTACAGTCCTGGACCTCTGATGATTTACCTTTTTAATTAAATCTTAAATGAGTAAGAGTGAATTAGCACCTCACTCAACATCAAACAAGAAGGTAAAGAATGCCACACCATTAAGTTATGACGGTATAGAATTCAAAAGTAAATTGGAAATGTACTGTTATAAACTGTTAAAAGAAAGCCACATACCTGTCGAATACGAAAACGTAAGATTTCAAATCCTTGAACCTTTCACTTATAACGATGAAAAGATAAGGGGAATGACATTCACACCTGATTTTGTCGGAGATAACTACGTAGTGGAGTGTAAAGGGTTTATGAACGATGCTTTTCCACTTAGGTGGAAGTTTTTTAAGCACCATTTAATGACTCATAAGCTCCGCTACGATCTCTATCTCCCTCGAAATAAAAAGGATGTTGAGACAGTTGTGCAAGAAATATTAAGTAAACAAAATAGGAGAATAGCTTAATGCTAAAACAAGAAAAGAAATATTATTCTGTTCCTTATATATCGAATTCTGTTTTAAAATGGTTTGAAGTTTCACCTTTGTATTGTTGGAAAAGAATGCAAAGAGAGATTGATGACCTTGAGAAATCGTATACTACAACAGGTAAGCAAATTCATATGAAGTTGCTAGAACCTGAGGAATTTGAAAAATGTTATACTTACTTGGACTTCAAAGCTCCTACGAGTAAACAACAATTAGCTTTCTGTGAATCTTTAGTTGAACAAATGAGACTCGGTGAACTATTACAAGACAAAGCCATGATCCAGGCGTACACTGAGAATTATACTACAACTAATGCAACAGAGAAAGCAATCTTGCAATCTGCCGAAAAAATTTACGAATCATGCTCGGAGTATATACAGTACCTTGCTATTAAGCAAGACTACCGCGAAGTACTAAGTAAGTCTAAACAAGACTTATTAACTACTATTACCCAAGTCGTGAAAAATCACAAAAAAGCTAACGAACTATTGTTTGATGATCCTTTGTTTGATAATACAAACATTGAATCTTATAATGAATATCCTATATATTGGGATTTCCCTATCGAGTTTGATGGTGAAAAACTTAAATGCAAATCTTTACTAGATCGATTAGTGATTGATCATTCTAAAAAGAAGATTATTATTGTCGATATAAAGACAACGTCAATGTTGTCTACGTTTAAACAAACGGTTGAAGATTTTGCTTATTATAGGCAATTAGCTTTTTATAAACTAGCTGTGTTGAGTGATTTGCGAAGTCGTTACGATACCAAATTTGATGATTACGAAGTTGAAACTTATATAGTTGCTTTAAGTACTATTGACCCATACGAATGTAGAGTATTTAAGATGTCATTTGACCACCTAAGACGTGGTGCAGAAGAAATAATGCACCTAATGTCCAAGATTTCTTGGCATTGGTATACAGGACAATGGGATTATTCACGTGAATATCACGAAGGTGATGGTACAGAAACTTTGTAATATGGATAAAGTACAGACTTTTATAAGCGAGCTAGAGTTAACACAAGCCACAAGATTCGTGTTACCTATGCTCTACACAAAAGATAGGGGCGATGATTTCTTTATTACTAAAAACTTTCAAAACTGTTACATCGGTGACGCCAATCACCCTGAACTTGGACCTGGCATATATCTTTTATATAACTATAAATTAACTTTAGAGTATATAAAATTCGAACGTAAGTTGGAGCTTGTTCCTGAATATAGTACAGACTATGACTACTCAGGAGAACGACAAGTGATGTATAACTTTTCAATACCAGAAGAACACTTAGAAGATTTTAAGTTGTTTAAGTCTGGTGATTATACCAAGTTTAGTGAAAACCTTAAACAAAAAATACTTGCATTCTGGAAAGTATCTTCGAAAGAAGGTACTAATCCTTTACGTGATATCCTTTATGGTATCGGTAATGTAGAGGACGACATGAAAGATGCAATTAACGAAGGTGAAGTTTGGCCTAAACCTCTCATGCACGAAGAAATATACATGTTACCTGAATAAAATAAGTAAAGGGGTGGATTCCAAACGGACGGTGGTAAGTCACAATTCGGATTTATGGGCCGCCCCTTTATTTAAATTTCTAAACTATGAACAAGTACGATAAATTAACTTATGTCATTCTAAACAGAATTCTTAAGAATTTTGGAATGCGTGTTGCAAATAATGATCGTATCGTGTTTCTCTATAAGGTTATCAACTATGTAGACGGCGAATCAAGGTCCAATACAAGAGTTATCCATCTTTCTAATGATATAGAAGGAATGTTTAATTTCCTAAGAATGGATTATAAGGACTACAAGAAGAAAGATTTCAAACATATCTTCGAGTACGTTTCTTATATGACAGATAAATGTCCCTTCTTCACCAAGACTATAGTAAAATATTTACGAGATGAACTCGATAAAGAATCGTTCGAAATTGATGAAGAACTTAAGAAACAAGTATTACGCTTTGTACGTACAATTGTGTTATCCCACTCAGTTTTACGTGAATTTGATTTCACTCCTTTACTTATGTATAAAAACTTAAGAGAAGCTGTGGTCAGAAGGCACTTTGATAGTGACAAAGTAACGGAACAAATTGTCAATGCGAAACTCGAATTTCGTGATGACAAAGATTTGATTGGTAAATTTTCTGGTTTAAACGTGACTAATTGGATACATGCTTTGCGTAAAGATTCAAAACTTACGGGCATTTTTATACAGTCTTTTGTAGACCATGTAACGAGTAGTAAACCTGCAAACTTTCCAAGATTTTTAATTGACAACGAAAAAACAATAATCAAACAAGAGGTGTTATCATATTACTATCACATTTTCCCGCAGTCTGAAGCGTATCGAACATACATGTTAGAATGTATCGATAAGGATAATGGGATAGTTATTTAGGCGAATCCTGGTTATACGAAAAGAAAAAGGGGGACTAATAATCCCCCTTTACTTTTAAATAGTTTCGCCCCCTGTATATAGGATGCTTCTTGTCGGCAAGAACCGTTAAGGGAGCCACCCCTATTTACTAAACCAACTAAGTTGGTCTTCGATGTCTTGTAGTCTATAGTATTGTTTATAGACTGGAAACATCTGAGTCAAAGTCTTTTCAACTTTATAATGTTCTTTCCATGATCCTGCTTGATATACTTCAAACTGGAATCCATGAGTTACTGGATAGAATAACGCTCTATCTACTAATTCTATTAAACTCTGTGCAAATGAAATAGAGGCCATAGGAGAACGTAATATCTGTAGTGTAGCTGCAGGATTAATAAAGAAAGATAGTTCTGATTTAAGTCTTAAAGCTTGGTATGCTGCCATGCTAAGAGCCCAGTTATCTTTATCATCGTCTTCCTTAGCACGTAGTACCAAAGCAGCCAGTGCAGATGCAGCTAAGAATGCTGATATCTCACCCATAGTACGAAGTATATTTGCTTTATCTCTTGTACTAAGTTTCTTCCATTCCTCAGTCATTAGACTGAATTTAAGTTGTGCTAAGTCTTTAGAAAGATTCTTTATAAATCTACCAAAGGTTCTATAATTACCTTCTGTAAAGTCACCGTATAAGTTATTGTACTGTTTCTTCTCCCAACGACGTTTAAATCCTGGTATCACAAACCTACGAAACATTATGGCCATACGACCTAATGCTTGCTGTTGTAATTCTGATTTACCTATAGCAGAGTATTCACCGTGCATACGTGATAATGCTCTATGCATACGAGCACTGAAATCATCCATATCACTCTTAGACCAGTTGACTACTTTACCATCGTGGTCATTGAATTTAAGCATATTAGTTTCTTTGTCGACACTATAATTATCAAGTATCGAACCAAGGTCATTACCTTCAGCATCTAAAGCACGTATATGGTTTAGCATTGCTAACATGGCCCTAGTCTGCATATAATGTTCACCAGCGTGTGATGTAAAGAATAAAGTGTTCGTCTTCATCATGTTAGCGTACCATCTACCTTGGATCATGTTACCATCTTCATCGAATTCATTGAGTGTATCGAACTGATCGTTAAGCATACCAATCAAACTGGTAGGTCTACGTTCACCTATATCACCTAAGATGCCTCCTAGTTCTTTGTAGTACATTCCTGTAGCTTTCGTCATGTCTGCTGCACCAAATATCTCACCCGCCCATGCTTCGATAGATTGCGTTATTTCACCGAGTGTAACGTTAGCAAAGCCTGCTACGAAGTTAACACCAAGTAAACTAAGTGCAGTGTATCCACTAATGTTATCAAGTAACTTAGCTCTGTTAATTCTATAGCCAAGTATATCTAAATCTGGTTCCTCTTGTGAAGACATACCATATAACTGGTCTCTGTAGAAAGCTTCTAGCTGAGCTGCTAACTGTGACTTGTTACCTGCATCAACCCTAGCATTCTCTCTAACTCCACCAGTCCATCCTGCAATCTTCTGTGTCAGTGCATCAAGTACAGCTTTTCCCTGTGCATCTCTACGTATGACCTCACGGTTATTAACGAAGAATCTAGCCATCTCAGCTTCATGCTGTATCTCAAACTTATTCCTAAAGTCTATAGACATCTTCAGGTAATTGTAGTACACTGAAGTAAGGTCGAACGACTTATTAGACAGGTCTTTCTTACGTGAATCAAACACGATATACTCCATGTAAAGACTAACTTCCTCAGCCGTTAATGGACTTTCCTCTATGTTAGGATCATTGTGTTCTAAGTAACCTCTCATATGAGCTTCACTATCAAATGAAGTCTTCTTAGAAGTTCTTAGCTTACTTATAATCTCTGAAGGAACTCCATGTTCTTTCATCTTCTTATAAGCATTCTCATCAAGTACGTAGGTTGTCTCACCTATATCGTTAACGTAGTACACAGGTACAAAGTACACTGGTTCGTTAGCTTCGTTAACAAGTTCAGTCTTACCACGTTGTGTTGTACTGCCATCCTGAAGTTCACCTCTGTTAGTGTCGTACTTCTGTAACTGCAGTCTATCCTTAATCTCATCTTTTATATTCTTACCTAACGTCTGATCTTCTGAACGAAGTTTCTGACCAAACGTCTTGTGCATAGACGGTACTTTATTACCTAGTCTATATGATATAGGAAGATTATTCTCAGCCTCATTAGAAGCTTCAATTATAAAGTCATAGAATTTTATACGCTCATCATTAGGATTACTCTTTCGTATAGCTTCTAAAGCTTTCCATTTAGTATTAAGGTCTTTATATTTCTGACTTACGTCTCTGTATGTCCAGTTGTTCTTTGAAAGGAAACCGTTAAACTCATTAACAGCATCGTGGTTCTCAAAGATATCTTTTATTTCAAGTTTAGCTTTCTTAGTAGTAACCTTAGAGTTCCTAGCCCAACGCTTCTGTTCCTCAGTAGTTATTATCTTACGGTCAAGCATGTCTTGAACCTTATCTTCCTGAGCTTTAAGCCACTCTTCCTTACGTCTAGGAGCATACTTATCTTTCCATGCCTTGAGTTCTAGCCATCTGTCTACTTCAGTCTTAAGCGTAGTACCATTCTCACGTTTGTAATGTCTGGAATATACTCTAGATTTAAAGAGCAAGTAGTCAGCAACAAGCTGTGTAGGTATCTCACTAACTATGTAATCATTTAGTTCACCAGTGACTGGGTCTCTCTCTAAGAACATATCAAAGTACTCTTCATCAGACATACTTATAGGTCTTGGAAAGGCCTTCTCAAGAGCGTCAATTCTATCAGCGAACTGATACTTCCACTCTATAGTCTCACGTCTAGTCTTCTCCTGTAAGTTGAAGAACACCTTAGCAATAGCTGAACTAATAACATCAGGTGAATCTAAGATAGTATCTGCGTACCTTCTCCAATAAGAGATGTCAGCATCAGCCTTCTCAAGTTCAATAGCAACAAGGTTCTTAGTTTCTTCTTTGATCGTTTCACCAAATTCAAGTTGCTTTGACATTAAGTACTTATCGAGTTCCATGGGTTTCTTATCCATCAAACGCCACTCTTCTTCCCACTTCTCACGATACTGAGCTTCTACTAAGCCTGCCATAGGGGCAAGCCAATCAATCATTATCTCCCTACCTTTTTCCTTGTACAGGTTTTTAACCTTCTCTTTTACTTCAATGATATCATTAAGTATAGGTACAAGTATGTCAAATATATTAGCATTCTTATTAGCCATTACCTTCTTCATCTGGTCATCCCCAATTATGGAGGCGATCAGGTCTTTGTTTTCATATAGTAATCTCTTGGCTGCTTTTTCATCCTCCTCATTACCTACGACAGATAGCTTATCTTTAGTCTCAATCATCAATGCTTTGAAGTCATCAAGGATATCAAAGGCTGATACGTGAGTACGCCATTGACTAAGTAACCTAGCATTAATCTCTGCCCTGTCAGTACCTTTAGCAACATCTCGTAAGTATGCTTTATAGGTATTATTCATCCTATTAGTAGAGTTGGCAGCGTACCTTATCATTTGAATCATACCTTTAGTAGCACTTGATCGCTCTAACTTAGGTTTCAATGCTTCAAGTTCTAGTACTTCTCTAGATTCAGGATCACGTTTCTGGTAGATAGATATCTTCCTTTCAACAACAAGTTTAGACTTATTAAGGAACTCTTCTTCTTTAGCTATAAGAGTATCCATTAATGACTCTACCTTCTTAAGCTTCTGTGTATATTCAGATGCTTCACCTGCTATGAAGAAATTATCAGCCTTATCTTCTGTAGTAGCTTTCTCTTTACCTTGCAGTTCTCTCTGAGCAACAAGCCTTTCAGCAAGCTTTCTTACAGCACTCTGTTCAAGTCCTAGCTTAGCACGTATCGATCTAAAGAAACGTATTAGCCATCTCATGAACCTAGTTTGCCTTGCTTCATCTTCGAATATCTTAGCAACTTCAATACCAAGGGCTGTAGTAACAATCTCTTTCTCAACACGTATGTCGTTAGCAATCTCTGGATACTTAGCTATAACATCTGCTTCTAACTTTGTACCACGTAACTGCTCACGTCCTTGCTTAACAAGCGGGTTACTCATACCGCCAAGTATGTCTATGAAGATGTGACCGAACTCATGTCCAATGGCATCCTTAGTCATAAGTAGTGGGTTGATTAGAATCTCACGACCTCCTGGTTCAAGCTGGGCTATACCTTCTATCTCTGTAGATAGTGTAACCTTTACTTCCCAAGGAATAGCTTTCTTAAGTACCTCTATCTCTTTGTAAAGCTCGTGGTAAAACATCTTAGGTTCATCAGTTACGTCTCTTTTCAATTCCTGTACAACAGGTTTATCCTTAGCCCACACAGGGAATGTAAGATCATTAACTACTATACGTACCTTTGGACGACCATCAACCATCACATCCCTAGGTGCAAATACAAAGCCTGGGAACTGTTCCATCAGCTTAGGTATCTTAACAACAGCTTGTTGTAGTCCGAAGTACTGTCTGTTAGGTATCTTCCTACCATCCTTAGCAGTAGTAAAGCCTTTAACAAGTCCAGCCTTATTCTCTACTTCCCATGAACGATCATTGTTGAAGTTATCAAAAGGTAGTCCGTTGTTATCTCTACCACCAACGTAAGCTTTACGCTTACTGTTGTTAGGTACAAGTATAGGTTCAGCAGCATCACGCTGTTTAACTGTAGCATCTACGATGTTCTTAGGTGTAGAACCTACAGCATCGAATATCTCTAGTGCTTTGTCTTGGTTTAGTTTGTCAACCGCGTACACATAGGACGGGTGTGACTTAATTGGGCATGTTGCGGCCATATCTTACTTGCAATGTGCGTATTTGTCTCTAAGTTCTTTCATTGTTTGAGGGCTGACCTTGTCAACCGTCCAATCTGTTATGCCTGCTTCGGCAACAGCTTTTTGCATTTCTTCAGCAGCTTCTTTTATAGGTGCCGTGTTGAATAGTTGTTCTAAGTTCTCAATGTCTTCTTTGAATACTTGTACTTGTCTATTCTCAGTAGCCACTGGTACGAATCCAGAGTAGTCATACACTATCTTACCTTCTTTCTTACCTACAACTCCGTCAGTATCATCAATCTGTTCTTGTGTTACCACTTCAGTATTGTTGTTTTCAAATATACTTTCATCAAGTCCATTCTCCTGTACAACCTTACCAGCTGAATAATAACCACGTGGACTGTCTATAGCGTACACTGGAGATATACTACCATCTTCGAGTACTCTATATCCAATATACCTATACAATCTTTTCTGATAATTTGTTTCAATTTTTACGAAAGGAACAAATATATAATCATAATCCATATTACGACCTAAGAATAAATCTTGAGCAGTGTCTTTCTTCACTTGAAACATCATAGGATACTTATGTTCCCAACCAACAGGATTTCTCCTGTTACTTACAGCTGATGAAGTTAAGAAAGGTACCATACCATCTCCGTCTTTTCCTGTATTCCACATATGACGAAATACATCATCATGTAAAGAAGCTACTAATACAGCATTGTCTTTACTATTAAAAGCATTCCTCATATTACCCATGTAACTTGAGAATCCAATCTCTTTTAAGTATGTAGGTGGTATGAAGTTATATATAGAATAAAGCGTACGTTTAAAGCCTGATGTGTAGAAAGCATACTTAACAAGGTCCTTAGCAAATGTAGACACAACAGGGTCATTGTCTGTTAACAATTCCATCCACCCTTCTGTTATACGATCTTTAGCCCATTTTGTTTTAGAATCTGTGGCTGCAAAAGTTATAATAAAATCAGGCTCCTCAGAGAAAGTCATGTTAGGAGCAAGTAACTTAATGAGTGGGTTAGCTACATACTTAGGATTATTCTTCAGTTTATTAAGTCTTGAAGGCATGTTATCCTCACCAAACATCATGTTTCTTAGTTCTCCTGGCGACATTCCCATGGCATTAACCATGAACTTACCTACTATGTTAGAATATATTTCGTCAGATACGTCTGCTATATACTCTTGTGACTCTGCTGTAACATCGTACCTACGTCCTATCTCAGCCATTATCTGATCGTGAAGTGCAATCACACCTTCACTAGACATTATGTCTTTCTCTTTAAACAGGTCTTGTGCTAACTCAACACTATTCTCATACAGAGCTCCTAAGAATGTAAGCTCAAATACCTTATCCATGTTTACTATGACATTGTCCCTAAGAACTTTATCATGAAGTTTCTGGAATGCTCTTATAGAAGTGAGGCTATTACCATATCTCTTGGTATCTACCTGAACAGCGTTAACTGATTCAAATAAGAACTGTGCTGGTACTCTAAGGTCATTGAATGTATTAAGTATCTGTAACTGTCTTGCATAGAACTCAGCGTTTCTTTTTGTAGAAGCGTCAATGTCTTTCTGAAGTCTCTTCTTATTCCACACATCGTCGTTGCTTTCAAGTCCTTCAACATAACCAGCAGCCGACTTCATTTTAGTTTCGTAGAGTGCTTTAGTAGCTTTCATAGCTCCAGACCAGTCTGCCTTTATCTTACCTTGAGCATCCATGTGTGCTGCTGCGTAATCCTTAAGCACAGGTTGTGACAGGAACCAGAATGTATCTACCCCTACCCCCGACCTAATCAGAAGTTCAGCAACGTTGTATGTAGCTAAGTTAACGTTAACATCAAAGATGTAAGGGTCTTTAGCAATATCAACGTTAGCACTAATCAATGCTGACAGCCAGTCTTGTATAAGCTCACCATCAACACCCATTATCTGTGATAAGTCTGTAACTGCTCTACCGTTGTAATCGACAGTATTACCTACGCCTATGAATCTATTAAGGTGTATGCCTGCTATCTGACCAAGTACATGGTGTACGTTAGCTCTAGCGAAAGGTGCAATACCTTTCTTACCCCATAAGTATTTATCTTTTACAGATGATTGATATATAAACGAAGCACTGAACAGTGAAGGCATCTCTTTGTTCTTACCTTCAAGCTCTTGTATTTGTTTTGATATATCTTTGATAACATCTGTAGATGCGTCTAGTGGTACCCAGTTCTGAAGTACATGCTCATTACTAAGCAATACCCCAAAGTACATATCAACAAGCCTATTCTCTACAGCTCTCTTAGAATTCTCTCCTCCTTCTACATATTCAACCTTAACAGCTTTCCCATCAACGATATCATAATTGTGTCGTACAAAGTACAACTTATCAATGTCGAAGTCAGAACCTGTTAAAGCAGTGAACTCTGAAGGAAGTGTTATTGTAGCTGTTGAAGTAGCTGGCAAGAAGCCAACAATCTTCAGTGGAACTATTGAGTTAAGACCTTGTGTAGGTATACGATACCCAACACCAGCAAACATTGTATTAGCAAACTTAAGTCTCTCCTCGTGTGTTATACTATCGTAATTAGGTATCACATCCCTGAATATCTCTACAGATACTTTAGCTTCCATGAAACCGTCCTTGTCAATAAGCTTAAGGCTATTGTCTTTGTTGGCTTTACGCAATCCAAAGTTAGTCATCTGAATTAGTGAAGTACCAGGTAACTTAAGGTCAACTGTCTTCTTGCTCATTATAGAGATAAGCGTAGATTGTACCCACTTTCTATCAGGTAATGCGTCATACTCGAAATCAATACCATCTATCTGATTAGACAAAGCATCGATAAGTGCATCTGACATAGAAGCTGACCTAGCACGATCCATAAGGACCTTCTTCATTTTAGCTGGGTCAATAGTTCTATAGTTAGCATCTACACCAAGTTCCTCAAGCAGTGCTGCTTTTCCTCTGTCTGAAAGCTCAGCTACTAGCCCAGCATATTCAGCTTTTAGAAGTTCACCGCTCATAGGCTTACCGTTTACATGGTAAGTACGACTATTAACTATATTAGAAAGTACAAGCTTCCTGAACTGTGTTCCAACGAAAGTTCTAACTTCATTGTGTGGTTCAGTTTCAACCTGCTTACGTAAGAATTTAAACTGTAATGGTTCTGACACAGACTCAGCAAGTGAAGCTGTATCTACTACGTCAGTAAGTACTTCCCCTTTCTCATTCTCAGAGTAGTACTTGTATGTAACTTTTCTACCTACCTTAACAGCACTGTCAAATGGTACCATATCAACAGGGTCATTCACGTCTGTCATACGATCATACAATGCCTGTAACTGTGTACCTTTAACTAACTGTGGTGTTAATGTAGCTAATGACATCTTATAGTATACTGGTGCCATAACTCCTGGTGAAGATGTAGGACCAAAGAACATATACTTAAGTGGCTGCATAAACAGCTTATCTACTTCTCTCTGTTCTTCAGGTGTGTACTCTTCTTTACTTAGCAGAGCATAACCAGCTTCTTTCTCTTCAGACCATTCACCCATTCTAATGTGAATAGCTCTGAACATCTCAGGTGTTATGTATGCCTGACCATCTGTTGGGTCAACGTTAGCATACTTCCTAGCCTTACGTTTAGCTTCTTTCTCAGCCTCTGCTTTTGTGTAGCCTTGCAGCTCATAAGCAGCAGCAAACTTAGTTTCAAGCTCTTCACGTATAGCTTTGGCATCATAGCTCTGTGTGGCCAATACAAGCGTTTTAAAGACATCTGAGTCATGCAGAAGCCTTTCTTCCGGAAGCATACTGGAATCGATTCTAAGGCGTCCTGTAGGCCCTGTAGAGGCAATCGCTGTGTAACGTTTAATCTTGTCCTCCAAGTTTGCATAGTATGCAGGGTCCATGAAAACAAGCTTCTCAGACTCTATTGTAGCCATGATACTGTTCAAAGTATAGTTGGCTATTTCGTTCTCAATAGCTATCTTAATTCTGTTAGGATCACCAAAACGTTTCTCTGCAACCTTGGCCAACATTGCATTGTCCATCATCTTGTTTTCACCTATCTTACCAGCAGCTGTCAGGGTTATAATACCCCTGTTAGCAAACTCCTGTACACCATCAGCAATACGAGCATTTATAACCTGACGTACCAATTCTGGTATCTCTGATTCAGTTACATTCTGACCATTGAATCCAGTAAAATGCTGATACATTAAGCCATTACCTTTAGTATAATCTCTTTTACCTTTAACTAACTTGAAGTGATAGTTTTCACGTAACTTGTACTCTGTGTTCTTAGCTAAAGCTTCTGTAATCTCTGCCTGTGTCTGCTGTATACGTCTGTATTCATCCATGGCATAGCCTATGAAGATACTAACTACATCACCTGGCAGTCTAAGTTCTTTTGTCCTAGGGTCAAATACGTATGTGAAATCAATAGGACTTAAACCTTTAATCATATAAAGGTGTCTCCTATCACCAAGCTGTGGCAAAGGAATCCTCTTCTCACTCTGCTTCTCACCTGACCTTAGTAAAGCCATTTGAAGAAGTATGTTTTCAACAGGCGTAAGGTCTTCAAAACCACGTCCTTTATCCCTAGCAGACTTCATAGAGAATGCTGAGAATACACCTACGCTCATGTTCTCACGAACTTCAGGCTTAATCATCTGACTAAGCAGCCATGAACCTTGGTTGTAACCTACTTTAATGAGCTGGTTAAATACCTGTGGGTCCATTACGTTGGTGAGTTCCCTAATAACATCTGTTAAGTAGCTGTTCTCAGATACCAAGTGGTATGTGTTACCACCAGGTCCAAGTATAGTATTCTGTACTGAGCCACCAATTATCTCTAAGTATGCAGGAGCAACTACCTCATTAAAGAACTGTTCGTTCTTGAATATATTCTGTATCTGTCGTTCCCTACCACGTGTGTCTTTTACTTGACCAGTTGTAGCAAGAGAAGCGAAAGCACCTTTAGGTCCAAAGACCTGGGGCATCTTACTCTTCTGACTGTTAACAACCATGTCATACATGGCCTGTGATCTGTTCTGGTCATTATACTTATTAAGCATATTGTCCAAAACTTCACGGTTGATATTAACCGATACTCTATTAAGTAACTCTATTAGGTCTGTAGCAAACTTCTCATAGCTAGGCATGTCAAGAGGATTGCTCTTGTACTCTGCCTTTATTTGATTTAGAAGCCTATTGTAGTCAATAGTAACGCTCATTAGTTTTGAAACTACTGGCTTACCGTCTACAAACATATCAGACATGAAGAAATTCTGTCCCCATATAACTGACTGAGCTGACCCAACACGTTGTGTCTCTGCACTTGTAATATCTACTGATACAGTCTTACCTTTCTTATTAATCAAACCATGGTCGTAACTGTATCTGTTCTTACGCATTGCTACTAAGAACTGTGTACGAAGTGTATCAAACCTGTCTTGGATACGGTCTTTCTCAAGCCTTGAAACAAGTATCTGATAAGGGAAAGCTGTCTTAGACTTAAGTACCTCAACCATTTCTTCAACAGTATCGTACTTGTACAACTCTTGCTGGAGTGTATCCCACATATCATCAAACTCTACGAACTGTCTCATCCCTGTAATAGGATCAAGTTCCCTCGTTGATGGTAGTGTAGCTACTGTAAACTTAATTGCTGTACCTGCTGTATCTTTACCATCAAGTTCAAAAGATGCTCTATCCCATCTCTGGAAGTTAAAGCCAGCGTTATCCTTTTCATCCTCTGGATTCTCTACTTGTTCGTCTGGTAGTATAGTACGAACTCCAAGTGTCTCCAAGTGGTCCCTCATTAACTGAAGGAATATATCATAGTTATCAACTATCTCATTGTATAACCCTGCTTTGTGCATCATTATATCATGATCGATAGTCTTACCTTCTGCTGCAAACTGTTTAGCAAACTTCTCAGCTTCTTTACCTTTCTTAAGCATAACTGCTTCGGCTACTTTGAAGTCTATCTTGCTAACGTCTTTAGATTTAAATACACCACTACCTAATAAAGTTTCGTATACCAAGTTCTGTACAACAGTACTGAGTACTTCAGCTGATGTAACATATGCAAGGTCCCTACCTTTAACAACCTTTAAATAGTTCTTATTACCAAGCTCTTTCATCGAAGCCTTGTTAGGCCTAGCAGCTTGTAATCTACCAAATACACCGTTACTCTTGTTTATAACTCTGAACAGATTATCTATATCAAGGTTAGATATCTTAACCTGGCCAGTTATAAATGTACGTATAAAGTCCCAAAGGTCTTGGAAGAACTGTTTAATCTTACCAGTCCTTATATTAGACTTACCGCCTTTTAGTTCGAAGCTACGATACTCCTCAGCAAGTACTTCACTTACTTCAGTCTCACTAGCTTTTCTTAAGCCGTATCTAACTCTAGCTTCCTCATGTACCTGTGCACGTTGTTCTGGAGATAGGAACATCAACTCAACCCTGTGATAGGCTTCGTGATACTCTGTGCCTTCCTCCATCTTCTTAGACAGTGTTATAGCATCTTGGTTGAATGTACCAAAGGCCTCAAAGTTCTGTGAGTTAAGTACAACTCTAAGCAACTCTTCTTCCTGCTTAACAGTAAGCTTGTTACCGAACTTCTTACGAAGCCACTTAGTTGCTTTATAAACATCACCAAGTGTATAGTTCTGTGTACCTTTACGAACTCTAGCCCAGTCATCACCAGCAAGTTTCTTAAGAGCTTCGTCAGCACTAGCCGGCTTATCTTCTTTAACTACCTGCTTAGTCTCTTTCTTAGTAACAACTACTGGCTGTGAAGCCATAAGGAATGTAGCACCTGGAGATGCAGCCCTGATTAATTTCTTAATACTAGGGTTAGTTAACTCCATACCATCATAAGGCTCAAGGTCTTCAGCTACAAACTTCTTAAGGTTCTTATCAACGACAAATACCTTCTTACCGTCAGCTTCTATTACCTTACCGTATACTGTTCTACGTTTACCGTAGTCAGCATTACTATCTTCTTTATCAGCATTACCTACTTCAGACTCTGAGTACAGTTCTGTACCAACAGTTAAGTATGCAAATGATTCTGCTGTACTTACTTTAAATGTTTCTTTCTGCTCAGGTTCAACCTTAGTTTCAACTACAGGTTTAACTGGAGGAACTACAGGCTCAACTGGCTTCTCATTATCTGGTAAAGGTTCTTCTCTCTGCTTGAATCCTTCTGTTTCAAATATAACAACAGGCTTAGAGAACAATCTACCTGTTACAGGATCAAGTGTAGCATCAGTGAGTACCATACCATTCCTAATAAGGAATGACTGGTATGAATCACCTTTCTTACCTACGATATCACCTATACGGAAATCTTTCTTTAAGTTCTCACCAAGCCCCATCTTGTTAGATGTATGCTGAGCAAGTGGAACTACGTAGTTCTTCTGTGTTGTAATCCAGTCTACGAACTTCTGACGATCTTCAGCAGATATTTCCTTTCTAACATTAAGAGTCTTCCTACCGTAATGTAGTATACCTGTAACGGTATCCATCCACAACTGCTTCTCAATCAAATGAGATGTAGGAGTTAAGTTATGTGTCCTGTCTTTAGATGTATGATCTGTTATAGGACCTTCAAGTACAAGTGTCCTGACTATATCACCTACAGTCATTTCACCTTCTACTTCTTTACTTTCGTATATGGTAGCATAGCCAAGTTTATTCTTGTCTGCTGCCATTACATAAGCGTTAAGGATTATGTTAGCTGACCTTTCACTTACCTTAGCAACGTTCAGTTTTATAGGGAACTCTTCACCAGTAACTGTTTCGTTGGTTACCCAGAAAACGTTACCTACACCCCCCGTACCTTCAACGTTACCATCAGCTGTGTACAAACTACCGTTAGAGTCAGTGACAGCTATCTTACCGCCAGTGTCTACGTTCTTTGTAATCTCAGTTAACTTACGATTAATACCAGGTGTTTGATTGAGTACACCTTTACCTCTACCTGTCAGGCTAAGGAATATCCTTTTACCTTCTAGTTTATCTTTAAGTATTTCGTGCCTAAATGCCCTGGTTATTTCTTTCTCTTGTCTTACGTGTTCCTCTACAGCTTTCCTGTATGCTGCAGGGTCACGACCTTGTAGTTCTTTAATACGATTAGGTATGACGATGTTATCATAGTCACTCCTGTGTATGAACATATTCTTAAACGGCATTCTCTGGCCGCTATTCTTAACCAGTACCAGGTTTATGATAATAGTATCAACAGGACTGTCGAAGTTATCGTTACCATACTTGTCTTTCTTTGGTTGACCATCAATCTCAGCAGCAGTGTATTTACCTTCTACTTCAACTTCAAAATGATACTCTGACAAGTCTAAGTCAGGATTACTGAAGAATACATCAGCAGCTCCATTCTCTTCGTACTTAATAGCTGTGGCTGATACAGTATGCTTGAGACCTCTAGGATGTTCAGTCTCTTCAGGTTCAACCTTCTTATCAAACTCTTCGTTAATAGGTTCAATACCTATTGTATCAGTACTGACACTCTTCTTACGTGTCTTCTTCTTAGCAGCTTCCTTTACCTTAGTCTCAGCAACCTCTTCAACTATCTCCTTCTCTTGTTTAGACTGCTTAGTGTTTAAAGCTTCAAGTTCTGCGTCATACTTTTCATTTATTTCACGATACAGCCTATTGTTTATAGAAGTAAGACCTTTTTCGGTATGATACTCTTTATCAACAGTGTCGTTATGAACAGCTCCAATAATACTCTTAATTCTCAAGAATTGTTCACCATTCAAAGTAACACCTAGTTTATTACCATACGCTTTGGCTACAGATTCTAGAGTACTTGTATTATAAGAGGTATCGAAGTTGTTAGGAAAGTTCTCAAATTTTTTCTTATCAATTTTTATGCCAGTTTCTTTTTCTATTCTACTAAGCATCTCATTGATCAGTTCGTCACTGTAGTAATCTTTATGCCTTATTTTATCTTTCTCTGCTTGTTTACGTGCCTCTATGTCTATCTTTGCCTTTTTAATAGACTGCTCTGTGTCTGCACTGGTTTTAAGGGCCTCAACCTCTCCTTCTTCAGTCTTGCTTCTCTTTTCATCCTTAGCAGAAGATACCTCTGAAGTGCCGGGAGCTTTAAGAGACTCTTCTTCAGTTGCGGGTCTACTATTTCTAGTAAGCTTTTCAGTTTCATTTTTTACTTGTTTATTAAATTGTACTATCTTCTCCTCTTCAATAGTCTTATTGATTTCATCTTTAAGTTTCTTCTGAAGCTCAAGCATCTGTTCAGTAGTAGCACGTGGCCCTAACTTAATCTTCTCATCAACAATCTCGTTTATGATTCTGTTGATATCATTGAAGTAAGCGTCCATTATAATACCTTTGAACTTCTCGTTCTTTATCTCTACAAATCTAACACCAAACATCTTAACTGTCTTGGTGCCAAACATACGTACATCGTCTACTTCTTCTTCTGTGAGTGTAGGCTTAACAACCTTGTAAGAACCGTCTGGTTGTTTGTATACGTAGTACTTAACGTTCTTATCAGTAATCCTAGGATCATTAACAACAACGAAGTCGGCATCTAAGTTATTAAGGTAAGTGTCTTCTACTACAGCTCTAGCCTCAGCTATAAGTTCCATAGTATAAGCCAGTTCCTCAACAAGTGTTGGGTTAGTAAACCTTACTGCTGTACCGTTAACATCATACAAAGTAATAGCTACTGGCATACCGTTGGTATCAGTCTCTACTGTTGATGTTGGGTCTTCCATGAAGATGTTATAAGTACGGCCTTGTACTATAACTTGGTTACCTCTGTTAGCTACCTCTATATCAAATATAGTATGGTGCAGTGGTATAATACCTAAATCGAGTAGTGTTAACTCGCCATTGTAAAGTTCTTCATCAGTTGTTTTACCAATGATTATTTCTTTACCTGTATCATCAGACTTGAATACTACTTCATTCTCATCAGCGTCAATGAACAAAGTACCGTGCTCGTTACCATATACAACGTTATATACTTCGTCACCTTTCTCAAACAACTTAGCTAGGTTACCGTTAAGAGCTTCCTGGTCAGCATATGTCTTAGCTACAGATGTAGTTACACTCTGTTTAACAGCTTCTTCTGTAGTCTCAGCGCCTGTAAAGTTAACAACCTTACGGTTAGATAACTCTTCAACAACTGAATCCTTGCGAGCTTTTAATATCTCCTCTGGAGAAGCATTCTCAACTGCTACTTGTTTGTCTTCAATAACATCTAGTATAGGAGCAGGAGCTTTCTCAGGAACTAAAGAAGCTTTAACTTCTTCTAAGTGACTTGCTAACGGTGTGTTTGTTTCGTCATTTAATACGATGCCTTGGTCTGCAAGCTGCTTAGGTGTAAGTATAATATCAGTCTTACCGTCATTAAGTATATGGTTACCAACAGCGTTAGTACCTTTATACTCATAACCTTTACCGTCTTTATCTTTTACCTGTAACAGCTTACCTTCCTCGTCAAGAGGTGTAGCTTTCTCATCTGCTACAACAGGCTTGTTCTGATCAATGTATCCTTCAATCCTAGCTTTAGATTGGTCGAACTTCTTCTGCCAGAACTCTTCGCTCATTAAAGTCTTGTACTGCTTTTCTGATTCAGCCAGTACTTCTTCAACGTTCTTTATCTGCTCATCAATAGCAGCTACTTTCTCTTTAGATATAATCTGGTTAGCTATCTTAGGATCAGTATACTTAGCTCTCTCTGTTTCAAGTTCATGTATGGTATCTGTCCAGAACATCTGGTCGATAGCACCCTGGTACTGAATTTCAATAGCCTTATCTTTAACTAAGTTAGCCTGCATGGCTAATGGTCCGCTTTCACCAGACTCGTGGAAATTATACAAGCCAGCATAGTTATTAGCTATGTTGTCATATATAGTCTTGTAGTAATCAGCTTTACCTTTTGTCTTTCTAGCTTGGTCTAGTACAGCCTTCTCATCAATAGGAACACCGTCCTTCTTAGCTTTCTCAATCCTATCCTTAGCTATCATATCTACTTGAGCTTTAAATCGCTCTAGACCGTCTGGATGGAATACATGACTGAGTGCAAGAGATGACCACCTAGCTTCCTCGAGTCTACCCATCATTATCTCGTTGCCGTTCTCAGCAGCAATAAGGGATAGATTGAAGTTATTGTTGTTCATCATTAAGTCAGCGAAGTAAGACGCAACTTTAATTGGGTCTTTAACTGGCTTCTTAGTATCAGGATCAATAACGAGTTTCTTATTCTCGCCTTCACCCTCATACATATTCATGTCGTACTTCTCTAACTCTTCATTTACTTTGTTGATAGTACTCCCTAAAATTGTATGTAATGTTTTTTCACCGGCCTTCTCAGCTTTAAGTTCACGAACACCGCCAACACCCCCCGGTATCAATCCGATAAGTGAACCAAGTACGATTGCTTTCTGACCTTCATTAGTAGTGAAGTTGTTAAGCATCTCACCAAGTATTCCTTCTACGGGAGCTTTGGTTTTATCAGTTTTACCACCAAAGTAATTCTGAATAGCCAACTGAATGTTCTCTTCGTAAGGACCTTCTGATGCTGCAGATGTTCCTGCTGCTTTAGCGAATGCCCCTATCTTCTGCCCTTTTGTTAAAGGTGCAAGTTCAGTTACTAACCTACCAGTCTTAGGATCAACTATGTTACTTATACGACCAGCCATTGGATTAGCTTTACCAAAGAACATAGAGTTAGTAACGTAGTTAGATAACATCAAAGCACCAACGTTCCAACCGAATGTGTTCTTAGCTGCTTCAGATGCTTCCTGGTTACTGTAACCCTGAGCTAACATCTGATCCTTAATATCCTTTGATTCAAACCCAGCTTCAACAACTGAGTTAAAAGCAGTCATGACACCAAGGTCAGCAGTGTTTATTAAACGACTAAGGTTAACAGCTTGTGGAGCTAGTGCAGCCTTACCTGCCTTAACAGCTTTAGTTGTCCTAGCATACGCTTTACCAAGCGCTGTAAAACCTTTAGCTCCTTTTAGAGCTACGTTAATACCAGCAGAACCTAAGTATGCTGATGCTAAGAAAGCAACACCGTCAATAGCATCGTCCATCCAGAAACCTAGTGTACCCATCTGTTGTAAGATGTTACCTTCTAAGTATCTACGAGTGTGATGTATTGGCAACTGTTCCTTAATAGCCTCTTCAGCATTACCAAAGAAGTTAGTCCAGCCGTTGTCGACTGCTTCACCAATAGTCTTACTGGTAAACAAAGCTTCAGCAGCACCATAGCCGTAACCAAATCCTTCAAGGAATTTAGTAGCTGTGGTACCTACTAGTCTACCTGTACCGAAGAGTACTTCTTGCGGTATAGACTGGTTCTGTGCGCGTAGTTCTTGATTGTCGGACCCTACAGAAAGATGAAACGGGTACTGGTCTGGGTTTAACCCCATACTAGCCCCGCCATATAATGCGTCATTAGAGGAATTTACATTCTTCATGACGTCTGCGTTTGTAGGAAGAGCTGGAGTTTTCTGGCTACCCTGCAACCCTGTTGCCGGATTAATGCCACTCAGCGTCGACATCACCTCATCGTGAGTCGGGAAATTGTTGGCCATATGTATTATGTGTTACACGTTACTTTTTACCTAAAGATGTGAGAACGTAGGCTTCGTAATAATCTATTAATGATGTTCTGTCTGGGAATGTTTTTTCTGTAGGACGTACTACACCGTCTGGTCCTACCATGTTAACTGTAAGTAAGTACTGATCTTCATCAGCTCTAAGTCTTTGACCTGAAGGTTGTATCTTGCGAACAACACCTTTAGTATCGTCTCCTGTACCTAAGGTAACCTGTGTTACTTTATCAGGATTACTTTCCAGCAATGTCATCTGCTGGTGTATAATTTGTTTAGCTGCAGTAGTATCGCCAGCCTTTATAAGGTCGTCGATAACACCTGATGGAGCGTCTACCATGAAAGGATCAGATAGTTCGCCTTTTTCATTATAGGCCTGGTATACCATCTTAACCTTCTGTGACTCAGGGTCCATTAAGGTGCCACCGAATATAACTCTATCTGGTTTTGTTGTAGACTGGTTAGCTGTAAGACCACCTATCTTCTCTTTATCTTTTACACTAAGAGATTCTTTGTTACCTACCCACTGTACTTCATTCTCCATGAGCTGTGGGAATACTGACATAGCTCTCTCGTTAAGAGTCTTCTTACCAAAAGGAGTTATGTTAGTTATAACGGATGACTTAGCAGCATTTTCTTTTAAAGCTTTGTTAAGTTTACCCCAAGTAGGATCATGTTTCTGTATATACTCATCAGCTTTCTCACGACGAATACCTTCAGCAATTCTCTGATGGTCAGCAGTAGGAGGAACTCCAAGCTGTGTTAAGAACTTATCACCAGCTTTTCTTCCAGCATCTTCTGCTAATTCTTTTACTCTAGGGTCTGGTTCCCATGTTGCAGGTATACCTATCTCACCTTTAACACGAGCCATCATATCATCTATAGACTTGGCTTGACCTCTAAGCTGCTCTATCTCGAGTTGTTTAGAGTTGTAGGCCTCTGACACATCTACACCATTTTTATTAGTATACACTGTATACGCCTGCCCGTCTTTAGTCTGCTTAGTAGTTCTAGTAATACCTTCAAGTTCTTGATAGTCAGCAAAGTCTTGTTCTTTCTCAGCTACCTGACCTATTATAGTATTCTTAGCTTTCTCTGTTTCATTAAATGAAGTAAGCTTACTGGCACTGGTAGCAATAGAAGTAGGAGTACCCCAAGTGTTAACCTGGTCTTCAAGCTCTTGCTTATAGCGTGCTTGGTCAAATGGATCAGCAGCAAGTTTCATTGTAGACTTAGAAGATACCCTTTCGTCTATAATACTTTTAGCTGTATCGTAGTAAAGCTTCTGTACGTTCTTAGCGTACTTCTCAGGATCACCTTGTGCTTCATGAGCTGCTATAGCTTTAATCTGCTTACCATAATCACTCTCAAGGAAGGTACTGATTGCACTTCCATTAAGGTCTATTACAGCTTCACCTTTCTCGTTAGTAGAGAATCTTATACCTAGAGGGGCACCTAAAGCATTAAGTGTAATACCTCCAGTCTCTCTGTCAAGTATGTATTTATTACCACCGTCTGTTACAACACCTGCTTGTCCTATAAGACTTTCTTTAACGTTGTCTACAGATTCCTCCATACGTTTACGATAGTCAACTGTCTTGGACCAGCTACCTTTGTTGGCTAAACCAACAGCCGATCCTTTTCCGCCTGTACCAAACGTACTTAGTATATTATCTATCTCAGTCGTATTAGCAGCTAAAGCATTCTCTTTAGTAGCCTCTTGTCTTTGTGTTAAAGCATCAGTATACACACCGTAGTTGTGCGTCCACTTACGAAACTCAGGATCAGTAATGAGGGAGTTACGAGCTCTGTTAACAGCATTCATCTGGTCTTGTGAACCAATACCATACTTCATACCTTCTTCTAACTGCTTAGTAACCTCTGCCATCTTAGCATTGTACGCTGGCTCATCAGCTGGTGTAACTTTGATTGCACCCATAGCCTGATTAACAGCATCCATTTCTTGCTGACCTTTCTCAACCCTAGCTTGTTTAAGCATACCTATCTTCAACATCTCGTCGAAGGGTACTGGGGAGTAAGTGTTTATAAACTGTGCCTGTGCAGGCTGATCATATCTGTTAATTGCCATGTCTTAGTTATAATTAATAGTACCACCTTGCATCTGCCATCCATCAAAATAAGGATTATTGGTAGGTCTTACTGGTCCTGGTGCTAATGTATTAGGTCTTGGTGTATTGTATAGTTGAGGCATTGCTGGATTAGGAACTGAGTTTATCTTTGGAGACTGCAGTTTAAGCATATCATTCCAACTCTTGAACTGTTCCATAAGCTGTGCATCGCGTGTCCTTTGTCCTTGCATCTGCTGTTGTATCTGTGACCACTGACTTAGTTGTCCCATTGCTGCAGCACCGTAGTTACGACCAGCAGCTTCGTTCTTAGCATTAATGTCAGATACTATAAGATTAGTATCAGCCATCTTCTGACCAAGTCCTGCTTGCATCTGACCGTACTCGCCAAGATATTGATTACGCATCTGACTACCCTGAGCATATATAGCAGCCTTTTGTTTCATACCAGCGTTAGCCATAGCTGCAGCGCCTGCTGCGTACTGACCACGACCTGAAGCTGTAGAACGTAAGTTAGCGTTAGCAGCAGCCATAGACTCGTCAGTTGCCTGAAGAGCTGGTGTCATATTGTATTCCCTGTTCCTCATAGAATCTAAAGCACCGTAGGCCATTGGATTCTGGAAAGCTGCAGGGTTAAGCTGTTCAACCTTCTGTGTACCTTTAATAGCATTGTAACCTATTGGAGCTAATGTAGCAATACCTTGCAGTGTTTGCTTACCAGCTTCACTACCAAGGAACTTACCTGCACCTTTAATTAATGTACCCCAAGTAGTTACTTCAGTACCATCAGCATTCATGTTGTTACCTTCACCAAGTTCCTGTGTCTTCTCCATCTGGAACCCAAGTATCTTACCAAGCTGCTTGTCTATATTGTATATGTTTCTTTCTGCAGACTTCCTAGCAAGTGGTGAAGCATTCTTATTATCTAATATCTTCTGTGACGCATTCTTAGCCTTTTTAAGAGACTCTGCTGCTTCAGCAGGTAATCTACCATCAGGCATGCGAAGCTTTGGATTATCGCTGAATACGACTGTCCCTGGCTCTAAAGGAATTCTACTTGAATTAGGATGAGGAGGAAGATTGAATTGTTTCATTGTACCATCAGGTCCCATTGTAACTTCGTTCTTCTCCAGTTCAACATTAGGGTTACCTCCTGGTACTACGCCTCCATAAGCAGCTGTCCACATATCTGTATAATTATTAGTTGAGCCTTGGCCGCTTAAAGCAACACCAGAACTCTGTTGTGCTAAAGCAAGGTTAGCTTTATCTTGAGCCTTCTCGGCTTTCTTTTCTTTGAAATGATCCCATAGTCCTGTAGCTAAACCTACTGCACCACCAATTATTGCACCAGGTACTGATAGAACTCCACCGCCACCAATAGCTCCAGTACCTGCACCTATAGCCGTACTAGCGAGTATTCCACCAACACTAGCTTCTGGTAAAGCTTCTTTTTGGCTCCTGGGTTTTCTTAATTTATCTTGTCTTGTCTTCATATTATCTCGGTGAAATTCTATACTTAACAGTTACATAAGGAACGACAAAACGTCTATTGCTTGTGTTAGTATATGTGAAATCAGTTACCATGTACTTATCTCTCATTCTTTCTCTGAATGTTCTAGCCTTGTCTATGTTAGCAGCGTTGAATATATCTGGGTTAGAAGTATATGCTGTGTCGACTGCATTCCTAGGAACAAAGGTTGTCCATTCACGTTCGTCTCTCTCAAGGTTAGTCCCGTATGTCAAAGTACAGAAGTCTGTATTCTGATAGTTGTTATAACACCTAATAGAACTAAATGTATTATTGTATACTTCAACATCACTAACAGAAGCTGTAGAAACAAAGGATATATTGTCAAACACTTTAGTCAGTCCGTACTCGTCATTGAACACAACCTTAATGGTTGAGTTGACGAACTTAGGAACTGTTGCTGTAGCTTCAGCTGCACCTACTGAAGGTATAACTGAATAGAAGCAGCACCTTTCCTTTAGCTGGCTGTTGTGATAGAACAGTAAATCAGAACTGTGTAGATGAGCTGTTGTTAAATATCCGTAAGGATGTTGTATAAAGTTGTATGTTGAGAAATCATAGAATCCTGAGAAGGCATCTATAGTTTCATCAAATACTAAGGTTTCCCCTAACGCTGAGTTAGTATTGTAGAATGAAAACAATGCTTGGTTGTACTGAACATCATACGCAACACGTATTACGTTATACCCCATTTGAGTAGGAGCTAACTGTTCATTAAGCCAAGACTGTATCAGCTTACTCTTAGAAACACTTTGTAGGTTCTGTGTGAACCTATATATTGATTTGTCTTTTGTATATACCCAGTATACGCCTGTCTGTGTAGCCAGCACATGCTGGTTATCTGTAGCACCTATGCTCTCAGATATGTAATCATACCTATCAAGTACACCACCTGTACCTAGTACTAGAGCTGCTCCACCTGAGTCTTGTATCAACGATCTTTCATTGACAGATAGGATACCAAAGGCATTCTCCTGCCAGAATAAAAGCTTATCATTAATAGTCTTCAAAGTAGTTATAGCTCCCTTGTCTGTGGATACTTCTATGAAATCATTAATAGGGAATAGCGTAAACGAATCCTGTGATTCACCGTTTATCTTAGTCTTAGATACTCGTACCATACAATCAAACTCGGTATCCGTAGATACTGAAGTAGGTATATTAACATAGTACTTAGCTGTAGAATCCTGTGAGTATACAGTGTTGTACTGATACATAGATTCACTTTGGCTATACAAGTAACCACTAGCGTTAGTCCACTCACCAGCAGTTTCCTGTGCTTGGTTTTTGTTAATATCTAAAACGTTCCTGCTTGATCTATAACCGTGCATTAAATCACAGTTTATAGAACTTTCAAGAGGAACTAATACCACCTCCATTAAGGAGTTAGTAAGGTCTCTTTCAAGCCAGAACAGCTGTGTATTTACTTCGAAATAGTTAATAAACGTATCACCGTTCCAGGCTGTGTATGTTGTATCTAATGCTGTTATTATATCTGAACAAGGTATTGCTATGTTACCTTCTCTAGACTCAAAGGTCTGTCCTCCGTACTGAGAAGCATGTACATCTCGCTTGTAGTTTACAATAACAAAGTCGTTACCATCACCTGTCCAGTTAGAGTTTGTGTGATGTACCAGCATTCCTGAACTACAAACTGAGTGGCTATCTGGATCAAAGTTAGCTGTAGTAGCAGAATCAAAGGAGAAGGTATCCGAACCATCTCTAGGAAGTACGTATAGTGTATCGTCTACAGTAGACTTATTATTAGCTGCTGATGCTATTATGGAGTTAGCTTTACACTTATGGTAGTCAACCCAAGTACCTTCTTCAGTTAACTGTACAGTTGTAAACCTAGTAGCATAGTCTATATAATCTGACGATCCTCTAGATATATTCTTTGTTATATTTATTTCAGGTGAAACAAGTTTTATAACTTGACCACCGCTTGTATCATTTATTACATGTAACATATCTGTAGGGTGGTTGTAACCACTAGTGGTTCTCATTGGAACAGCAAGAGCCTGTGTCAACACAGACCTGTCGTCTCCACCCCTTTCTACTCTAAGTAGTTGTGCAGATACTGCACCAGTAGGCCAGCTTGATATTCTAACAGTAGGATATAATGCAGTTGTGTTAACGTTACTACCTGCTACAGCTCCTAATATACCGTAAGAAGCTTCATGTAGACTTGGCATACGTAAGTCACAAATCCATTTAGCTGGACTTGCTATACCGTGAGCATTAAAGAATACTATGTATAATCTGTAAGTTTCATCACGTTGCCATGACCTTCTTCCAGACATATAAGGACTAGCAAAGCTTGTATATGATTTGTTATCAGATGTGTTCTCTACAGCAGCGTTATGTAGCTGACCTGAAGAAGCAGCATCTAATGTTATAGTATCTAGTGCAAATCCTATTTTAATGTTAGGACCTTCTGCACCAGGCGTGGCACCATCTGATTGATACTTAAAAGCTAAGGCAGCTGTATAGTCACTAGCAGGGTCATTGTATGGATTTATACCATCATGATCTGCTACATAAGATGACCAGTTTGAAAAGTTACTTGCTATATCTACTGTAGCTCCAGCACCATCACTGTCTTCTACTGTAGCAACAACAGTGCCTGATTTAAATCTAACAGCTCTTGCATCCCATGCACCTATTGAAAACTCTTCTTTGTTTATGTTAGCAGCAAACAATCTATTGTTCTTTGCTTCAATGTCTTCAGCTGTGAACAGCTCTGTCTGACCTAAGTTAAACTCATCTAGTGTTAGTACACCGTAGCTAACAGCTCCTGTATCTAGATAGGATGCAGTAGACATACTTGAGTTAATAGGAATCTCACCAACAACTGTTATAGTTGGTACTGAGTTAACTGTCTGATAATATAATCTAATTATCCTTATGTGTGAGTAGCGATCACTGTTGGTTACAGTGTAAGTCATACGTACACTCTTACCAGTAGTCTTTGTTAAATCACCTTCACCTTCATAGTAGAAAGAGCCAGCTTGATAATCATCACTAGTAGTAATGTGTATAGTATTACTTAGCGGTGAAATCATTGTCTCTGCACCATGATCTGTGTAGTACTGGAAAGCATACTGTACCGTACCAGCTGTAATAGCTCCTGGATATAGTCTATCCAATACAGGTTTGGTCATACTTGATTCAGGTATGAACTCAAACATGTCTACAGGAAAGTAATAGTTAGTACCAGACTTTACAAGTCCGTCTGTAGTTAAGTAAGAAGATATGTTGGCGTACCTTACGTTATTATAACCGTCAGTCCAATATATCTTTTGTATTGTTGCAGACTCGTACATACCAATAGCTTTGATTGGATTAGCTGTACTAAACCTAAGTCTGTATATAGTATTGTTAGCTGTGTCATCATACAACACAGAATAGTCTGAAGCAGTCTCTGTTATCTGAGATACCTTTAACTTAACAATCATACTGCGTCCTGTAGTAGGAGTAGCAGATGTGTTGTTAGTTAAGAATAAAACAATCCAGTCCCTTAATAGAGCACTACCACAAACGTACATACCTGAAGGTACAATCGCATTTACATTAACGACTAAGGCACCTGTACCAGTAAAGCCTGTAGTATCTGTTATACATACAAACGCCTGACCAAGTGTGTAACCAACAGTACGATAAGTAGCAGTACCTTTAACAACAACATAAGTGTTACCAACTACTAAAGCAGTACTAGGTCCTATAGTACTAGATATGTTATTGTTACCTTCAATGTTCTCTATTGCTCCAGTAGACTCACCAGAGCTAGTAGTCAAACGAAAGTTACGTGCCTCAAGATAACGCTCCTTAGTGACTAGTGACTTATCTAAGTCACGAATCATACCTCCTTGGAACGAGTGTACTCCTGTTCTAAAACTCATTGTTACTTATTCTTATTGTAAATAATCTGTCTCTCGTTCAGAGTAGTGAAGGCATTACCATGTTCGTGAATCTCAGGAACAAGGCGTAACCAAGCATTCTTAATAGCTTCCAACTGGTCGATGTTAGGCATCATTGCATTACCGTATGCTTGCTTCCTATAGTAGTTCCATGAACTCTTAGCATCATAGTATACAGCGTCTCTTATCCTACCAGCCTTCCAGTCTGGATAAGTAAGTTTCATATTTATGTACCAGTAGATAGCTTCTTCAAAAGATTCATCGTCAGGTATCATTGGGTAACCTTCATTGTCTACAGGCACTGCCTGATATGACAACATGATGTAGCCGTCTTTTAAGGCCGTTTTAAGGTACCCTGGTGTAATGACATATGTGTAGTCCCCACTAGCTGTCATCGCGTCTCTAGTGCCATTAGAACTGCGTACACCGGTAAGCAGTAAAGACTCTAGTGATTCACGTATTGAGGGATTAGAATTTAAATATAGTAAAGCGTCTGCATAGTTCTTATTGTACAGGTCCATAGCTAACTCAACTAGAGTGCTATCAGGAACTGTTGTTGTAGAAGTGGTAGATACTGTGTCATTAGGCACAGTAGGGTCAAAGCTACCTGAGCTATGTACCATTGGGTAAAAGGGACCGCTTTCGCTCGTTGAGTATGCTACTTGGTTGATAGCTGTTAAATCGCAGGGCAACTTCACTTGGTAATTTGATATCTCCAATAAAGGTAACCCACCTTTACCCGTGACTCTTGTAAGTAGTGTAGGAAATGCACCAATCTTTTTGACTGCTTCGCCAGCCCATTCGATCATATCTGATATACGATGGTCACCTTCTTTTAAATCAAGGTCAGTAAATACCTTGGATATAACCCGTTTAACGGACGTTGTTTTGTAAATCATAATTAATTTCTTTCAAAGTAGTCATTGGTTCTTTCTTTCACTAGCTTAGCGACTAATCTTTTATTCATCCTAGTCGGTTTAAAAACGTACTGTATTTTATAAGGGACATTACATTTACCTCTATCCCAATAAAACTTGTATAAGAAACCGTTACTATGGTCGTTGAACTGATATACACGTTTGTGTAGAGCATTTGTTGTCACCCAGTCAACAACCATATTCCTCAGCGACTTGTAAGCAGGTTTGCGCTTAACAACTGACATGTCACCTAACCTAAATGGAAGTGTAACGGTTGCAGATTTTAGAATCATCTGGTCTGCTAAGTGCTTTAAGAACATCGTTGTTATATCACGATATTCTAAGTAAGTCAAATAGTAAGGCGATGATTCGTCAAATTCTTTTATGTACTCAAGGTACATGTCTTGCAACGTGTAAGGCTCTTGTACTTTATTCTGGATACCTAATCTACTACCCATTGCTAGCGTTCAGTGATACTTTATTGTTACCGTCATTCTTATTGTCGCTAGGCTGTTGTATCATAACCCCTAACTCTTTAGCAAGTATCATTTCCTTAAGCACTGGAATCTTATCAGCTGGCATAGGATAAGGAGAGTTGTACGCTAAAGTCTGTGTGTCATAGTCACTGCCTGACCTGTTACCAGCTTCAGTAGGTACTTCAAACACACCACGTACTGTTACGAACTGCATTGGTGTAACACAGTTAATGTATAGTTGTCTGTTACGTAGAAAGGCCAGAGGTTCTTTAGAAGTGAATCTCTTAAATCTCTGCCAGAAGCTACGACCTTCAGGAACTAATTGTATCTCTCTACCATCTATAGTACCAACGTACATAAGGCCTGACTTAAAGTTTAAGTCTATAGTCTTAGGTATTGTTACTATCGTACGCATTAAGTATGTTTCAGACTCTAGTGTAGAACCAGCAGTTGCATCAACAACTTCTAATCTCAACCCAGGTAACTCTTGAATGTAATCTGGATTGGGCATCTTGCCCTTATCTAAATCCTGTTTAATTAGTAATGCGCGATACTCATTAACCCATTCTTCTAATTGTCTACGGGATACAGTCTCGCTCTGCGATACTTTACTACCCCTAGCAATCTTTAGAAGGTCTGTGATAATGTTATCTAGTGTTACAAATGTAATCATTGTTATAGTATTATTGCTATTAGAGCCACTATTAATCCTAGTACGCCTACGTTAGAAACTGTTTTAAGCTGTTTCTCTCTCTTAACATCCTTCTTCAATCCCTCATTCTCAGTTTGTACCGCCTCGGTATTAGACTCACACAACTTAAGTTTATCTATATATACGTTATTTAAAGATTTTAGGTCCACAATTTGGGTATCTTTAATTGACGACAATTGTTTTAAATCACCAACGTATATAGAAAGAGTGTCATTGATCTCATGCAGACCGTCACGTTCTATGTAAGTGTAGTGTATATTCTTAACCTGTAATGAATCGAAAGGGTAAGTCTGTTCAGAAGTTTTAGGTACTCGTAAGTTAATGTAGTTGTAAGAACTATCAGCAGTTACTTTAGTAACATCTTCTAGAGCATTGTTAAGTCTCTTCCTTAGCTTTGATAACTCAAGGTCTTTCTTTACAATCTCTCTTTCTTTTCTAGCTACTAAGGTATCTCTCCTAGTTATTACATCTATGTAGAATGTTCTCATGCTATCTAATCGTGCATTCTCTTTAGCTACCATGTCGTAAAGAGTATTGGCAGTTTCAAGTTCATACCGAGTAGATATTAACTTAGCTTGAGTGTTGAAGTTTAAGTATACTAATCCAGCTACAACTATAATAGCTGCAACGATTAACGTGTTCTTATTAAAAATTTTATTGACATCCATTTTGTTTAATTATTATTCTGCTGGTTGTTCTACCTCAGCAGTGAATTTACTAATACCTTTAAATACTACAGTTGCTACTGTTAATGCAAAGTTAGCCCATATAACAAACTGTGGGGCTATAGGCTGTAGAATAGCAATAGCACCTACAAGAAGTGGTAAGGAATAGAGTGCTATGTTAGCAATAAGTTCCATCTTCTTATTTGAGGGTTTGCCTAAGTTGTCTGTTGAAAATTCCATGTTGTTATTATTTATAAGGTTCATATTTTGTATCACCATTCTTTGATATAGCTCGTAGTATTTCTTTCCTGTTTCCTTTAGCATCATAAGAGACATGAACCCAATCAGGATTCTTCTTATCTCCCATCTCCCATATCAACTGGTCGAACTCCAAGTTATCTTTTATATAATCAAAGACTTGTTTGTTAGTTATCTTGCCGTATAGGTCAGCGTCTATATCCATAGCAGCACCATCATTAGCCATATGCTGCGAGTTGTTAGCACCGCCTAGTAAGTCATTTAGCTTAGCTGATCTAAAGAATGATGATATGTATATCGGAACATTAAAATGATTATACAGAGGCTCGTACACTTTCTCAGCTAGTGTAGACATTCTATCTAGTTGTTCTAGATTGAAGTAGTTCTTTATACCATTACGTTTAGCTGTATCGCTGTGTATGGCATCTGCATATGTTATATGTTCTGATATCTTATTCATACTATATTATATGAGTACTACTTATCTTGTCGTTACTAAATTTATTTGCCCTTCACCACCAACCCAGTCAATTAAAAATTGCTTATCAATTAACCCTTGACCAGAAGGTGCTCCAGAACCAATCGCTCCACTTACGTCAAATGATCTCTGTCCTTCTGACGGGCCATATCCTTTTACTGTAGCCACATTTGCCCTTAAGTCTGCAAGGAATTGATTAACCTGTGCAGTTGTAAGAACTGAAGCGTGTGGCTGAAAATATCCACAAGCCACCATTCCAACTATAGTAGTTCCTGTTATATTTGGGCAGTTATTCTCCAAGTAATAACATGCGTGCCATGCAGATATGTCGGCAGATACATTTTCATAAACATTACCATAAAAGAAAGTTGGGTCAATGTCTGTAATATCTCCTGTGACAGTCATATTTCCGGCATCATCAACTATCTCAAAATAACAATGTTCTGCTACAGTACTCAAATCCATAGTAATTATCATTGCTGCTCCAGGAGATCTATTTGGAATATAATCGACGACACTTATTCCAACAATTACAGTTGATTTTAATTCTCCTGTTACAACTCCTCTATTGTTCCCAGTATCAGTATGTAGATACTCTAAGATAGTTAGTTTTGTTAAAGAAGAAGTGGCAGAACATTTTCCAGCAAGATTTAAGGTTTTAATATTTGTCCAATTAGAGAAATCAAATGTAAATAGTGGAACATTTGCTCCATTCCCTGTTATTGTGAACATCTCTATTCCCTTCTTATTGAAATAAACTGTTCCAGTTCCGGAAGTGCATTTTACTTGAAAAGAAATCCCACCTGAAGCCCATGGTACTGATTTCTGAGTAGCTTCTTCAGTACCATCGTGCTTATATAGTTTGACATTTCCTGTAGCATACATTATAACGTCAGAGACTGTTGGAAGTAATGAAAGTGTTATATATCCACTACCATCACCTTCGCTTGTTACGTCAAATGATCTTAAATATGGAATTGTAATTCCTTTTTTCTGAGTTATACTACCTGTCTCTTATACACATCTGACGCTGCCGACGATCTACTCTGTGTAGATCTCGGTGGTCGCCGTATCATTAAAAAAAAAAAAAA